ATAGTCAGGTCGCCTTTCTGGATTTTGTTGCCATAGTATTGTTGCCTGCTTACCTATTGCTCCAAGATACGGACACGGTGTTCCAGCCATAGCCATACCTTGAAACACTCTCTTGTCCTGACACAGAGTTGCAACAGCGGCAACCTTGAGTCCGAAGTCGTTGAGTGTCTTAGCAAGCTTGAGCAACTCACACTGCTCGTCTCTCATATAAGAGCCAGCACTGATTCCAATAATACTGCTAGATACAGACCCACCATACCCTAACAAACAACTATCATTACCTCCAGCCATGAAGCTAGGAGAGATTGCACTAGGCGGTGGTGTTGAGCCGGGAGCATTGCCGTTATACGTTGTGCTCTGCGTAGTGCTTGTGTTGTTTGAGTTGTTGTAATTTGTACCTTGCTGGTTAGTGGATAGGTTGTCTACAGTGGCTGTATTCTGAGCCACTGCGTTGAATGACAATAGCAGCAGAATAACAAGCCATTTCATTTCACAACTTCAATCCATGATTGCGTAGGAAATCGAGGATAATATAACCAAAGCCAGATATAGCAGCAATTGTCAAAGCACCCAAGCTTTTCTCAATCACAGCATCTCTGAACTTGATCTTCCTTGCTTCGGCAGCAATAGCCAATCGAACCCACTGACGTTCTTCTTCAGTGAGTTCGTTGGTCTTCGATTGAGCTAAAGCAGCAGCAATATCAGCTACAAGTTCTTGTCGTTCCACTGGAGTCATGACCTATCCTCTTACGGAGTTGTAGGCCAAATAACATTCCAAGGGAAACCCTCTTGTGAAGGAATATCACGTAGGGCTTGTCGGTATGTCACCCATTCTGCTTTTTGCTCAGCAGTAAGTGGAGCGTCTTGCGCTTGAGTCCAGTCACACTTGGATAAAGCGTAGTCACGATCTTCTCTGACAGTACGTGACTTAATAGTTGTGTTGATTTCAACAAGGGTTAGTTGTGTATTTTCAGTATCGCTCATTATTCACCTCAAGTGTATTCGTACCAAGCATGACCGTAGTAGCTATCTGCCATGCCCCATGTAACAGATGATGTGCCCATCAAAAGCTGGCCAACAGAGGAGTCATTTGTGCATTTGAAAAACACATATGTATAGTTTGACCAACTATCGTAGGCAGTATCAAGGGTTGTATCAAACAGAGAAGGATTTACAGTTACTGTCTTGTTACCAGAAATCATAATCACAGCATAGTAAACCCTTGTGCTGCCACTTGTTGAACCAGAGGTGGAGAAACTACTCCCATAACTGCTGCTCCAGTTAGTAATACTACCAAACATGTCAGTCATGGATATGTTGGTACTCTGTGGAGGGTACTGCATATAGTTAAATACAAAACCGGATGACGGAGCAATTCCCCAAACACTTGCCGGGTCAGTAATAGCAGACCAATTGTAATAAGGTGAGTAGTACGGATTGTTAGAACTACCCCAACCGCCATAAGACGTGGAGCTAGACCAATAAGGAGGTGTTAGCCCAGTTGCCCATCCTGAACCTCCGCTAGTACTGGACGCACCAACAAACACACCACCATATGTTCCAGTGGGAGAATTTGTCCAGTCACCGGGCAAAGCTAACGTAGTGCCCAAATTACCAAGAGCGCTTGACTGTAAGGTGTACCACCCAGCACCACCCCCACCACCACCGCCAACAGCAGCCAAGTCCCATACACCGGGAGATGTCTCGGTAAGGGTGACAGAACCGTCCGTGCTTGTAAGAGCAGTAACAACAGGCTTAAATGTTGCGCTGTAGTTCGGATAGGTAGTAGTAGTCAGGCAAAGTGCATGAGCAACAGATGCATCAGTGATACTCTGAGAAGCAGTCTCAACATATTGAGCACTTAATTTAAGACCGCTTGTTGAAGCAGAAAGACCGTCGATACTCCCAGAAATAGTATTTGCTACAGTCAAGTTCGACAAACCTAATGTATTCGTGCTTGGGTTATACGTAATGCTTGCAGCAGAGTCTGTATACAGGTTTTGATTACCTGCGGTGACGCTGGATACAAATGGAATTTGATATGCAACGTTGTCAGACTTTTGGCTTGTGTTGACCGGAACAGTGATATTCACGCTGCCGTTGAACGATGTACCGTTAATGGTTCGTGCTGTTTGCAGGGTTGTTGCAGTACTTGCATTACCAGCAACACTGCCGACTGTCAGTGTATTTGTGCTTGGGTTGTATGTGAATGTGGCAGTGCTGTCCTGCAGCAGGCCGTAGTTGCCCGTCGTGCTTGCAGTCGTGTTTGCAAAAGGAACCTTGAAAGCACTTGATGTTGAGGACGTTGTAACAGTGACAGCAGTACCAACAGCAGCAGTACCAGTAGTGTTCTGGTTGAACGTAGGCCAAGTGAATGTGCCGCTGCTGAAGTTACCGGACGTAGGAGTACCAAGCGCAGGAGTGACCAGTGTAGGGCTAGTAGCCAATACAACGGAACCGCTACCTGTAACTGTACTGAAATCAGTCAGACCAAATTCCCAATCGGCAGCGGTAGTAAGCGATGTACCGATACACTTAACCTTAGCTGTAGTACCGGGCAATACCGTGATGACCAAGTTGCCACCAGACGAGTTGACTGTCAAGTTGCCGGTGCTGTTATTGCAGATATGGAATGTCCATCCAGTCTGCAAGGTGCTAGTCACAGGCAGAGTAATGGTCTGTGTTGTACTTCCAGTAAAGAGTTGATAACTACTGCTGGTGTTAGTAAGAGTTGTAGTTCCAGCCGCAGTTGCAGTGGATGTATAACCCATTAGGTTTGCAAGGGCAGCTGGTGCTGTAGTTTTACCAGTACCACCGTTTGCAATGGCAACAGTACCAGAAACGTTACCGGCTGTACCGGTGGTGTTCTGATTAAGCGTAGGAATATCAGAAGCGACAATCGCTCGGAATGTAGGAACTCCGGCTGCTCCGTTTGGTGCAGCAAGGAAATACTTGGCAGTCTTGCTTGCATATGGGTTCTTAGTGTCACCATAGCCATCAGAAAGACTAATAGCTGGAGTTGTTCCACCAGAAGAAGCAATAGGAGATGTACCAGTGACGTCAGTTACTGTACCACTTGTTGATGATGCACCAATTGCTGTACGGAAGTCAGAATCACTAAGTGCGCTAACAGTGTTGTCAGCATTGAGTCGCAGGAACCTGACAGCGGAAGGGTTTGTCAGAGTGAATATGTTGCTACCAACAGTTGTTGCACCAAGATTTGTACGCGCACCCGATGCTGTACTAGAGCCAGTACCACCATTATCAACAGGCAAAGTTCCAGTGACACCAGTACTCAAAGGAAGACCAGTGGCATTAGTCAATGTAACAGATGATGGTGTACCAAGAGCAGGGGTGACCAGTGTAGGAGACGTAGACATAACCACGTTTCCTGTACCAGTAATAGCATTGCTGACAAGTCCTTTTGAACCATCAGTGAATACTGCACGGCTTGCAGTTAAGCTAGACATAACAGGTTGAGCAGCGAAAGTGGCAACACCTGTAACACCTAAAGTTCCACCAACGGCAGCATTGCCTGACAAGTTCAAATCCTTGAACTTATATGTTGAGCTACCAAGATCAACAGTAGCTGTTGTATTTGGCAAAATAGAACTAGCAGAAACTGTTACATCATTAGTCGGACCAAGCTTGGTGATGGGAGCACCTTCACCAACGCCGCCGCCGTGTGTATGTCCTGTAGTAGCGTTAAACGCAGCTTGTACGCCGTCAAATTCATTGTCAAGATCAGCAGCAGAGATGACGTTACCGTCAGCAATGTTGTTACTTGTATCGACTCGTGTATATCCAGCCATATGATTCCTTATCTGTCTATTGTGTAGTTATAGCGTAAACTGCTCAGTTGTAAAGCATTAACGCCTATCGTGTGTTGCATACTCCAGAGTCGCTGCATCAAGTGAAAACGGAGGATTCATACCATCTGATACAAATTGCAGAGATACACTGAATGCAGAACCAACCACTTGGGTTTCGAACTGTTTTACCAACTTGTTACCATAAATAGTATTACCATACCTGACACGAGAATCACCATAAAATCCTACGCTATATCCACCGGTTTCATTTGACAACTCAATGGTATCTGGTTGAATGACGTCTCTTTCGTCAAAGTCAAGCTTAAGGTTTACGGAGGTAGTTACACCACCTTCAGGGTCTGTATACAAGAACATCTTGTAAAAAGTCTTGCGGACACGAGGGTCATTGATTGGAACAAACGGGGTAGCAAATGAGGCAACAATGTTATTTCCGTCAAAGCTGTCACCACTCTCCATTAAATACACATACCCATCGTCATGAGCAAAAACAATAGTTTCTGTTTGGTCTTCATAATCACTATCTGTGACATATGCTTTTATACCGATTGTTTCTGCCCAAGCAATAGTGCCGGTGTTATCACCAGACATTTGAGTACCAAGAACCCCCTTGGCGTTAGCAGTAGATGATCCACCATTAACATAACCAAAGATTCGATATTGAGATTTTTGCTTGATTACACAGCTTGAGAAGCTGGTACTTGACGAAATCAAACTCGTCATCTCTTTCTGAATAGTCTTAGAGACAACACCCAAGTTGAAGTCTCCGACGCGATCAGTAGCACTGAACAATCGAAGTCCTTCTGGGCCAAGGAACATAATATCGCCACCAATTTCTTGGATGGTATCTGGAGCAACGCAACCAACTTTAGTTGTTACAGGTTGAAGTACAAAGTCTTGCAAAGTGTTTCCAACAAGTTGGCTAATAGTCTTATCTGTAAATATAATCAGCGCATCGCGGAAAGTAATAATACCTGTGATATTACCACCAACAGCAATTACACCAGACCCATTTGCTGCATTAAAGTCAGAGTCGGTATACGGTGAAGAGAAAATCAGATTCTCACCTTTAGCAAAAAACATTTGATTCTTATGATAGGTGATAAAGGTTGCACCGATTACATCAGACGGTGCGTTAGTCAACTCTGTAAAAGTTGTACCATCCCAAATGAACGGAGCATTCGCACCATCTACTCCAACAACTTTATCGACCCCAGCAACTCTGTACTTTACAGTACGGAGCTTGTTTCCGCCAGACCTGTCGCATGACAACATAGTCAATGCTGCATTATCCGCAGGGCTTGATGCAAGCGCAGGATATATTGCCAAAGTAGCAGCGCCAGACGTTACAGTAGGAACAGCAGTAACAGTATAGACTTTCTCAACACCAGCAATGCTAAAGGTGTCACCGACTTGAGGAGTGCCTGTAAGACCGTCAACGTTCAAAGAAGAACCAGTCTGACCAGCGCCAGCGACAAGCACTGTACCGTATGATGGTTTTGAAATCTTCACATGTGAGGTACCTGTGCTGCTGTAAATATCAGAGTTGCGATAAGTAATTACGCTCTCATTCCAAGCAACAATACCCTTGATTGTACCAGTATGACTTGTAAAAGTGACGGCTGCTTTGTCTGCAGGACTGGAGGCAAGAGCTTCTGTAAGAGTAAGGGTTGCCTGCTTATATGTTGCGTTGAATGATACACCGCCTGTAGCAATTGTGTAAGTGCCAGTGACACCAGCAACAGTAAATGTATCACCAGCAATAGGGGCAGTATAAATGTTTGATACAACAATTGTCGTTCCAGTTTGACCAGACCCCTGAACAACAACCTCACCGTATGCAGGAACAAATGACGATGAATACTTAGAATATCCCTCGATACGCTTATATCCACCGACAGTAGATGGTTCAAAGTTCTTCAGAATACGGGCGCTTCCCGGTGCTT